AAGTCCAGCCACCAGTGAGTTTTACTATGCGGCTCCAGATGGCTACTCAGCCCTCTCCACCGCCAACCTCCCTGACCCGGACATTAAGAAGGGTCATAAGAATTTCAACACCCTGCTGTATGATGACGGCACAGGGGCAAAGACCTTCGGGGCGGCGGACAATATGCAGCCTGACTTGGTGTGGGTGAAGTCGAGGGGGAGCACTAATGACCACAAGCTGACCGACTCTGTGCGTGGGGTGCAGGAGTCACTGGAGAGCAACACGGTTGACACTGAAGTTACTGAGTCGTCCAACGTGGGGGTGACAGTCTTTGGCGCAGACGGCTTTACCGTTGGAAGCAGCAGTTCCACAACCGGGCCATACGCAGACCAGACCGGAACCGGCATGGTGGGCTGGGGGTGGAAGGGTGGCACAGCCGGGTCGGGTGGGTCGGGAGTAGACTGGGCCGAGAACTTCAACGCCACCGCCGGGTTCAGTATTATTAAGTGGACGGGTAACGATGATTCTATGGCGGATTCGTCGCAGACTGTTTCGCACTCGCTGGAGGTTGCCCCCGACTTTATCATTGCGAAGAACCGCACAGGGAACGGAAGCGCAAACGGAAGCTGGATTGTGTACCATAAGGACTTGACAGCCGGAGACTTCTTAAAACTGGACGACGCTGCGGCGAAATTTACACCGGATACCCCCTTAATTTCCAGCATAGGCTCCAGTTCAGTGGCTTTTGCCTCGGATATGGCTACCTATAATGAGGCTTTGAATTATGGAGGAATGGAGAATCCACCACCCGACCCTGACGACCCCGCCGACACCTACATAGCCTACCTATTCAGCGAGGTGGAGGGGTACTCGAAGTTTGGCAGCTATGAGGGCAATAATGACGATGATGGGCCATTTATTTGGTGTGGTTTCAAGCCGGATTGGTTGCTAATAAAGAGAGTGGATGGAGCTACTGCTAATTGGCAGCTTTTGGACGCCAAGCGCAATGAAGCCAACGCAGTCAACAATTACTTAAACCCAAACACTAACGGGCTTGGAGTAACTGACACGAGTAACGAATGCGACTTTTTAAGCAACGGGGTAAAAATACGCAGCGATGGAGCGCACTGGAATCATGCCTCCGAATACATATTCGCCGCCTTCGCATCCAAACCATTTAAATACGCAACCGCAAGGTAACCATTATGCCATATAAGCACGAAGACCGAACCCTGCCGATGGACGTAGCGTTTACGCTGGGTGAGTATCAGTATCCATCCAACTGGCTGAGGCTGGCGACAGCGGGGGACAAGGAGTCCATTGGGATTACTTGGGAAGCTCCCATAGAGCGGCAGTTCAAGGACAAACGGTGGTATACCAACCGAGTCGTGGACGGAGAGGTCGTGTCAAAGCCGAAGGATTTGGGCGGCCTGAAGGAGAAGATGATTGGCGATGCCAAGAAGACGGCGCACAATCTTCTGTCCGGCTCAGATTGGATGGTTATACGGAGCTCTGAGGGCGCAGGGATGCCTGACGAGGGGTGGTCTGAATGGCGAGCGGCGGTTCGGGCCGAGTCAAATCGTCAAGAGGAGCAGATAGCCACTGCTAATGACGTAGACTCTCTAGCAGCAATCGAAGCTAACTGGCCGGAGTCGCCGGATGAAAAGGTCCGCAGGGAGAAGATGGAAGCTTTAAGAAGTGAACAATAACAACAATAACCAAACTCGGGTGGGGGTTTACAATGAAATGGGGAAGAGATTTCTTTATGATTTGCACGATAGTTCTGGGACTCGGAATTATCCTGCAACAGGCTATACTTGGCTACGCTATTAGGATGTTGATGGACAACATGACCGAAATTGAGGAAGTGGCAGAGCAGCAGGGTGGATGGGTTTATTTCCCTGCTATGGATGGCGACTTAAAATGAAAAAAATACTGATATTGATAGGGCTGCTGGGTGGGCTTTCCCTTCAGGCAGCGGAGCGTACTGTGCCGGAATACCTTACGGATATTTCGGTGACTGTCAGGGCTGCGTCAAGTTACCAGAGGTCGGAAGGGTCTGGGACCATCTTTCGGCGCAAGGTGGACGGAAATGAGACGGTCTACTGTTGGTCTGCGGCTCATGTCGTCAGGCACTTGAGGACTGAGAGGACTGAGACGGTGGATGGAAAACCTTACAAGATTGTGGAGTTCGGAAACCCCTCGCTTGTACGGAAATTGAGAAACCCTGATACGGGCCGCATAGTCGGGGAGGTAGTTGTAGACGCCAAGATACTGAAATACTCGGACGCCACGACCGGGCATGACTTGGTCCTCATGCAGGTTCTGGCGAAGGATTTCAAGTCGTCCTCGGTGAAGTTCTCCCCGAAGGGGGGCAAGCTGCTCAGGGTCGGGACTCACCTGTACCATGCGGGCAGCCTCCTTGGGGATGACGGTTCGGGGTCGATTACGGACGGAATCCTGAGTGCTCATGGTCGGCTGCTTTACGGCAAGATTACGCTCACCCAGAGCACCCTCGTGGCCTTTCCGGGCTCGTCCGGGGGCGGGTGTTATACGGATGCAGGGCTTTACTGCGGGATGCTGGTGAGAGGAACGCCAACGCAGGGGTTTAACCTCCATGTACCAATCAAACGTCTCTGGAGGTTCGCTGAGGAAGCCAAGGTTGAGTGGGCTATGGACCCATCTATCAAGGTCACGGAAAAGCAGATTAAGGAGATGCCCATTGAAGATGTGGGCGCACACGGCGGCGGCAAGGGGAAGGATGACAAGATGTATCCGTTCCTAATCCGCACAGTTAAACTATCAGGTGTATCGGGTGGAGAAAAATGATGGGCGAGTGGTTGAAAATGTTCGGGATAAACGGCTGCACCATCGCAGCCGTCAGCCTCACGGACATCGAGCTTTTGCTCAAGGTACTGCTGCTCTCTCTAACGTGCGCGTGGACGATGATTAAAATCGTCAAACTATTGAAAGATAAAAATGAAGGATAAGCTAAAATCAAGGAAGCTGTGGATGGCCATTGGCGGGTTATTGACCGTGATGGCTACCGAGTGGATGAACCTGTCACCAACCGTGACAGAGAACGTGATTGGCGCGGTCATCATTATCGTGCCGTCATATATTGGCGGGCAAAGTATTGTGGACGCCTTGAAGGAGTATTCCTCCAAGAAGAAATGATACTTGCAGCACTCAAGGGCTTGGCCGCGCTGCCGAGATTGGTCGATGCAGTCGAGTCCTTGAGTGACGTTGCAACGGCACAACTGGCGCAAAAGAGAAAAGATGAAAAAGATATTTTGGTTGATGAGCTTATCGCTACTGCTCGTCGCAGGAGGGAGCAGCGGATGCTTGAACGTGAGGCTAAACGGGTTTCAGGAGATAGCGGAGAGACATCCGCTGGGGATGGAGAACGCAGTGGGGACGGATGAGGGAGCGGCTTTTGTAAGGGATTTGGGAAGATACATAAACCAACTGGAACAGCAGTTGGAGAGTGGAGATTAAGATATGGCTGACTTAACAGGACAAACGGTAGCATCGACATACAACCTTCTCTTGAAGGTTGATACCACGGGCATCGACAGCACCATGCGGGCCATCGAGGGTGGCACGGGAACCGACAGTGCGCTCATGCTGTCCACTGGTGGGGTGAAGGCTGCTGGCACGTTTGAGGCTACGGGGGTCTCCACCCTCACCGGGGCGGTAACGGCTACGGGAGGAGTGGTGGGCGACCTTACTGGTGATGTGACTGGTGATGTGACTGGTGATGTGACTGGTGCGGTTACGGGTAATGTGACAGGGAATGTAACCGGAAACCTGACTGGCAATGTTACGGGAGATGTAACCGGAGATGTAACGGGAGATGTAACGGGAGACCTGACTGGAGATGTAACCGGAGACTTAACTGGCGAGGTAACAGCATCAGGGACTTCAACTCTGGCTGACGGGGTGACAGCCGCCACTCAAGCCTTTAGCGATGACTCGACGAAGGTTGCCACCACGGCTTTTGTCGAGGCAGCAGTCCCGACTGGCTCAATGGTGATGTGGTACACGGCTTCTGCCCCGACAGGGTGGTTGTTCTGTAATGGCACTACCTTTGACGCAGGAACCTATCCCGCGCTTAACACGCTTTTGGGTGGGAACACCCTTCCAGACCTTAAAGGAAGGATGCCGATTGGGGTAGGGCAAGGGAGCACGGCAGAGGGAGGGGGGACGGGAACTGACCGCGCTCTTGCTGCTACGGGCGGGGCGGAGACTCACACCCTGCTGACGGCGGAAATGCCAGCGCACACTCATACGCAAGAGTATTCATACGGTGTATACGCGAATCAGCTAGGTAGAACTGGGGGGTCTAATGGGACGCGAGCTTCTGGCAGCACTGGCGGAGACGGCGACCATGAAAATATGTCACCCTTCTTGGCGGTAAACTTCATAATAAAGACATGACCTTAACCGACTTAGCATCCTTCATAACCGCGAAGCTCTCGGACACGAGCGATGACTCGGTGTCGCTGTGCAAGGACTTCATCAACCGCCGCTACCAGATGATATGGGACTCAGGGTTGTGGATTGAGTCTATCGGCGTGGCGAGCAAGGCTGTGGCGGCTGAAGACGAGACTATCACCATAGACTCCGCACCCTCCATCACGTTCTATCAGTCATCGTCCGCTCCTTCGACCAAGGTAGACTTTCCGGTGGCAATCAAGTTCACGAAAACGGGCGTCGATGACGGGGTTAACATCCTCAACGAGAACTGGATGACCTTCTTCCAGATAGACCCTAACGCTTGGGAGAACATTTCCACGCGCAGGGCCAACCCGACGAACTTCATAAACCTGCCGAAAGACGGTAGCGGGAATTGCAGGGTTAAGCCTGTCCCCGTCCCGTCAGCGGCAGGGACACTCTTTGTCCTTGGTAAACTGAACTGGGTTGCCCTTGGAGACACGGACACCCCCACCCTTAACGGCATAGACAACGCCCTTCTCGCCTTTGCGGAGGGGGATATGCTTGAGCGGGGGCGTCAGTATGGCAAGGCGCAGGTCAAATTTACCGAGGCTGCCTCCCATATCGGGATTATGCGGGACATGGAGACCGGGCAGAAGCAGAACATCGGGCGAATTATCCCCTATGTGTATGACAACTACGACCTCAGGGACACAGTGAGCTAATGCCACAACTCGACAACAGCATGGCAGATGACCCCATCTTTCTTGATGGGGATGTCAGCTTTAATGCCGGACAGGCGAGCAATGTCCGCAAGAACGTCATTGGCGAGGGTGCTTATGACATAGGCCGGAATGTGGACTTTGATATGTTCGGCAACGTGTCAACCCGGAGAGGCACAGCGCAGCTTCAGGATGATGTGTTGGACTCTACTTGGGACGGCCTAAGCGATGACTGGGAGAGCATTACACTGAAGTGGAGCGATATTCTTAGTGCGGCCATCAATCAGGTTGCCTACTTTGACACGCCAGCCCCGTTCGAGAAAATTGTGATTGCGTCTAATGACGAAATCAGTCTGGCAGGGGAGACCGGCTCCATAACCACGGTGTCAGGCGCAAGCTACTCCGGTGAGGACATTTACTTCGCGCAGCTTGTCAACAGAATGTACTACTGCGATGGGGTTGCCTCAGGGTTGAGTTACCTCAATGATTCATCGGCTAACGCTGCGGTGGCGGCTGGGAAGATTACCAGTGTTAAGATTACCGCTAGCGGAAAGGGGTACACCACGGCTCCCACTGTCACGGTTAACGGGGCGGGAAGCGGGTCAGGAGCCACTTTCAGTGTAACAATGGGTCCGGGGGGCCGAGTGGTGGACATTGAGGTAACGGCGCAGGGCAGCAACTATGACCGTGCCACGAGCATATCGCTCACAGCAGCCCCGTCAGGGGAAACTGACGCGACTGCCGAGCCGCGGATTTCAGCAACACCCTCCAAGCCCAAGCTGTTGACGGCTCACTCTAATCGGTTGTTCTGCACATCGGCGGACCCGTTAATTTCAGGGGACACGCTCTATGCCTCTGACATTCTGGATGGTGAGTCGTGGGACTTGCTGGGGAACAGCATTCGCGTTGGCGCAGGTGACGGAGACCCGATTACAGCCCTGCTTCCTTGGTTCGGGTTCAAGTTGCTCGTGTTTAAGGAGCGCAGCGTGTGGACAGTGGACGCGAACCCCGGTCAGGATGTGGCTGACTGGGAAAACAAGCTAATCAATAACCGGATTGGCTGTATTGCTTGGCGGTCAGCGCAGCAAGTGGGTCCAGATGTGTTCTTCCTCTCCCGTGACGGGGTGCGCAGTCTGTCCACGATAGAGAGTGGGGCGCAGACAGAGGTTTCATCGCCCATCTCAGCCCCCATAAACGATTACATCGAGAGAATCACTAGAACCAAGGCGCATAGGTCGTGTGCTGTGTATTACCGCAACCGATACCTTTTATCTGTGCCTCTGGATGACGGGGATGACCCGACCACCACTCTGGTTTTCAATGCAGAGCAAAAGTCTTGGTCAGGGTTCTGGACGGGCTGGACGCCATTAAGCTATGCCGTGACAGCCTTCGGCGGGAAGATTCGGCTCCAGTTCGGTGATAACTCAGGCAAACTGTACACTTGGCTTGACTATGTGGCGGAGCAGGACGCCACTGACTCGTACTACAAGGACCAGACCACCGACTACTCCACGAAGCTCACCAGCAGGGCGTACAATTTCAAGGAGGTCTATGCGGACAAGCTCGGTTATCAGGTTGAGTATGACTTGGACAACAAGCTGCCGTCTGACCAGTCCATCAATTTCTTCTACCTGAAGAACATGAGAGAATCGGGCAACGACCTGCTCATGGAGGACTCCGACACCATCACGGATGAGTCGGGAGACCCGATAACGGAGGAGACGGGCGAAGTTGAGCTTGAGTCAGGGGCGGTTATACCCCATGACACCGGGCATTACGTCAAGGCGTTCAATATGCTGAGTCATGGGAAGTTTAAGGAGATTCAGTATATTGCCACCTCAGATGCTGGGCGGTTATCCCTGCACTCTGTCAAGGCAAGCGCATTTTCGGATGCAATCAACCCAGAACGATAATGAGAAGCCTAAAGACAACCAGAAAAACGATTAAAGGAGAATAGATATGGGATTATTTTCAATCATACCCAAGATTTTCGGCTTCGACAACAAGGTTGCGCCTCAGCCAGCGGCCCCGAGTGCAGGGGGGGCGGTTGAGGAGGGGGTTTATGCCGATATTTCCACTCTCGAAACGCGAAGAAAGATTGAGCGGGCGGCCAGACTGGGGGAGGTGGTAAAGTACATTGACCCACGGACAGGAGAGGAGCGCACAGCAGATTTCACGAACCTCGGAGACGCTGAGATTACGAAGAGCGAAGCGCAGCAGATGGCGACACTGGCTCCGTTCCTTTCGCAGGTTCAGCTTGACAACCTGAGGGACTTTGGCCCGCAGTTCATAGCGGCCCAGAGGGAGCAGATGCGGCAAGCAGACCCTGAGGGGTTTGGGTTGCGTGAGGAATATGCCGGTCAGATTCGCAGGGGTGAAGACTCGATTGAAAACCTTTTTGGGACTGGGGCTGCGGTTCCGGATTACTTGGAG